AACCCAAACCGAAAACCAAACCGAAAGCGAGGCAATCGTGGAAGATAAAACTCCCGTAGCCGCAACACCAGAGGTTGAAGCTGCTGCAGCTCCAGAAGCAGCACGCCCAACTATCAAAGCAGCAACATCTCCATACAGCTCACAAACTGTACGCCATGGAATTACATCTATGGGTCGTTACACAGAGCATAAAATCAAAGCATCACTAGGCAATGAGGAATCAAAGCTATGGGTTGCAGCATCAGAAGATCCACTAGTTGTTCAAGCAGCAGTTGACTCAATCGGTACAACTAACCCTGCATTCAACCCAGTACAGTACCTACGCGAGTTTGTGTCTAACACAAACTTTGGTACACCAGCAATTGATGCAATTTCAAAGGGAACACTACCTACATCTGGTATGTCATTCTCAATTCCATCACTTGATACAAATGGTGGCGGAACTGCACCTACAGTAGCGGCAGCAGCCGAATCAGGAACTCCATCTAATACAGGTATGGTTACTGACTACATAACAGGTACTGTTTCAAAGTACGCTGGACAAAACACAGTAACTTTAGAACTTTTAGAGCGTTCTGACCCAATCTTTTATGATGAGTTAACAATTCAAATGCAACGCGCATACCTAAAAGCTATTGATGCAGCTGTAATTGCTGGATTCATTGCTGATGGAACTGCTGCTACATCTCAGACAGCTGATAGCGCAGGAATCGTTGCCTATGTTGCAAAAGAATCACCACTTGTTTACTCAGGAACTTCTTACTTCGCACGCAACATGGTTGCAGGAACTGGTCTATGGGGTGCATTGATTGGCGCAGTTGATACAACTGGTCGCCCAATTTACAACGCACAACCAACCACAACAGGCATGAATACTGCTGGTATTTCATCACCAACATCTATTCGTGGCAATGTTCTTGGACTTGATCTATATGTTGATAACAATGCAGTTTCAACACTTGCATCAAACATGGCATTCATCGTTGCTCCAGAAGCTGCAACTTGGTACTCATCACCAACTTCATACTTCTCAGTTAACATCGTTTCAAACATGCAAGTTCAACTAGCAATCTACGGCTATGGTTCATATGTAACCAAGCAAGCTGCTGGTATCCGCAAGTTCGTTAAATCAGCTTAATTAACTAGATCTACCCCGGGTGAGTAGCCCTTCATCCGGGGTAGTTTGAAAGAAGGCAACCATGGCAGCCACATATGTAACCAAAGCAGAGTTACGCACCAATCTCGGTATTGGTTCGCTCTATAGCGATACAACCGTTGAAGAGGTGTGCCAAACTGCTGAGGATTTACTTAATTCTTATTTATGGTTTGATTCAGTACCAGTAGTAGCGGCTGCCTTGGCTTCAAATGTGGCTACCTTAATTTTATCAACTCCTGGCGCATATGCAGCCGGTCAGAGTGTTACCATTACTAATTGTGGATCTACTTACAACGGCACGCGAACTATTACTTCAACTTTTCCTTGGAGCGTTGGCTCTACCACTTTTCCTTATTTCACTTTTTTCCCTTGGAATAATTTTAATTTTCCTCGCGGGTATAGTCTTATTCAGTTTAGCGTTACGGCTGCTGATGATCCCTATCATCTTATTGTTCCTTATGGCAAAGCGGCTGGTGTAGATACAAAACAGACTTCATATGCAACTACTCCAGCTGTTCGTGAGGCGGCCATGATGTTAGCGGTGGACATCTGGCAGGCTCGGCAGACTCCTGCTACCGGTGGATCTGCCGTTGATTTCCAACCTAGTCCATACAAGATGGGTCGTAGTCTTATAAGCCGGGTACAGGGTCTTATAGCCCCTTATTCCAGCCCTAGATCAATGGTCGGCTAATGACAGTAGCGATCACTACCCTTAGATCAACAATCGCCACAGCTCTTGATAATCCTGGCGTGTGGTCTGTGTTTGCTTACCCACCAGCAACCCCTTTGGCAAATTCAATAGTGATTTCTCCAAACGATCCTTATTTAACAAGTAACGATAATTCAAATTTAACTATTAGCCCTACTGCACATTTCAAAATTACTTTATTTGCACCCATGTTTGATAACCAAGGCAACCTAGTAAATCTAGAAGATTTTATGATTGCTGTTTATACAAAGTTATCAACATCTGGGCTGGTTTATAACGCTCCAGCCTTTTCAGCACCATCTGTACTATCCTTAGCTTCAGGAGACTTGCTTTCCTGCGATCTAAGTTTCGACATCCTAACGAGTTGGAGTTAACCATGGCACAAGATACAACCGCAGAGAATTTGGCGTTTTTAATCAAGATTGGTCAGATTAAAGATCCAAAGCCAGCAGTACAAGCACCTACAATAGACAAGGAATAATAATGGCCATATTTCTACAAAATAATGTTGGCGTAAAGATCAATTCTGTTGACCTTTCTGACCATGTTACATCAGTTACACTTACCCAGAATTTCGATGAGCTAGAAGTAACAGCTCTTGGCGATTCTGCTCACAAGTTTGTTAAGGGTCTAGAAGCATCAACCCTTACTTTAAACTTCCTAAACGATTTTGCAGCAACAAGCGTACAAGCAACCTTACAGGCTGCTTATGGCACTACTGTTACAGCTGTATTATTGCCAGTTAAAGGAACAGCAGTTTCAGCGACAAATCCACTTTATACTGTTAGCATTATTGTTAACAACTTGACACCATTGAATGGCGCAGTTGGAGATATTTCAAACTCCAGCATGTCTTTCACATGTAACTCAACAGTTGTACAAACAACATCAGGATCATTCTAAGGAGTAATACAAATGGCTAAACTTCGTATCACAAGGGCTACTGGAGAGGTTTCTGAACATCAAATCACTCCAGCGATCGAAATGGCCTTTGAATTACATTTTAAATCAGGAATTCATAAGACCTTCCGGGAGCAGGAACGGCAGTCAGATATTTACTGGCTTGCTTGGGAATGCTTACGGAAGGCAGATGTAACTGTTCCAACATTCGGCCTTGCATTTGTGGAAACATTAAAAAAGGTTGAAGTATTGGATGACGACACAAATTTTTAGATAGAGGCTCGCTAACCTATTCGATTGCAGCAATAGCAGTTGAAACAGGTATCGCGCCTCAATATTTAACCGATTTAGATTCAGATATGTACAGAGCTGTAATCCAAGTCTTAAAAGATCGAAATGAGGCGATGAAGAATGCCAGTAGAGCTAAAAGGTCTCGCTAACACTCAAAAAGCCATGCGCAAATTTACTCCCGGTCTTTACCAAAGAATGAATTCTGAAATAAGTGCCGTTATGTTGCCCGTTCGTAATGAAGCCCGGGGTTATGTTCCATTAAAATCTTTATCTGGATGGATGAACCAAACTGGTATATGGGCTGATACCGATAGAAAATTTGATTCTTTGACTGTTAAAAAAGGTATTGTTTATCGCAGGGGTCGCACAAAAGTTAATGATAAAGGATTTAGATCTTCATACCGAATAGTTAATACAACAGCAGCTGGTGCTATTTATGAAACTGCTGGTCGTAAAAATCCAAGTGGTCAACCATGGGTAGGTGCCAAAGGCAAGGGTGGGGGAAGTTATTCTCATTCAGACAACCCACAAGCAGGATTAAGATTTATTAATTCATTAGGTGGCCAATTAGTTGGATCAGACAAACAAAGAGGTAGATTAATTTATAGAGCTTGGGGTAAACAAAATGGCAAAGTTATTCCTGCCGTTATCAATTCAATTAATTATGCAATAATGGAATTTAATAGATTGGCTAAACCATAATGGCTAAACAGGAAAACATATTTGTTAATGTTGTAAGCGAGTTTGATGGTAAAGCACTTACTAAAGGACAAAAACAATTATCTGCATTTGAAGTAGTAGCCAAAAAATTAGGTAAAACTCTTATTGCCGCTTTTGCAGTAAATGAAATTAAAAAGTTTGGTCAAAGTTCAATAAAAGCCTATACAGATTCTGAAAAAAGTGCTAAAGCATTAAATATTACTCTCAAAAATACTGGTTCTTTATTAGCATTTCCAGATGCAATTGCTAACATTAGAAAACTTTCCTTAGCCACAGGTGTTGCTGATGATGTTTTAACAAATGCATTTACTCAACTTTATTCTTCAACTGGTGATGCAACCCAGGCTCAAAAAGATCTTGCCTTAGCAATAGATGTATCAAAAGGCACAACTAATGATTTAAATACAGTTGTAGATGCTTTAACTGCCGGCTATAGAGGCAATACTAAAGGATTAGGTAATCTTAATGCAGGTCTTGATACAGCCACTCTTGCAACTAAAGATATGGTTAAAATTACTAAACAATTGGGTGTTTTACAGGGCGGACAGGCCGCAGCCTATGCGGAAACTTTTGCAGGTAAAATGGATATTATAAAAGTTTCAGTTGATGATGCTAAACAATCTATTGGCAAAGGTTTAATGGGGGCTTTGGAACAATTAGCCGGTGCAACAGGTGTAGATAAATTATCTGGTTCAATACAAAATTTAGGAGTTTATTTAGAAGCAGTTATCATAAGGTTTGGCGAATTAGCAAAAATGGCTTCAGATTCGTCAGTTGGTGGTATTTTTGGAACGGTATTCCAAAAAATAGGTGATGTCCTTGCTTTATCATTAGATGGTTGGAGCAAGATACTTGGCGTTAATAAAGCAGTATTAGAAGTTCAAAATGAAATTTGGCGCAAAAACACAAAAGCATATGAAGATGCCTATAAATTACAAGCAGCACAAAATAAAATTAATGCTGCTTATAAAGCAAGATTAAAACTTTTAGAGCAAGAAAAAGCTGCAGCACTTGCGTTAAAAAAAGCAAAATCACTATTTGATATAGATCAAATAGAAATAATGGCTGCCTTACAGGGCAAACTTACAGATGATGAAAAATTAAGATTATCTTTACAATTAGCTTTAATACAAGATAACGCAAGTGAAGCACAAAGACTTGGAAAAGAATTAGCTATTAGTCAATTACAAACTACCAACTTAGCAACTGCAATTGCTAATATTCCACCTGCGTTAAATCCATTTAAAGGTTGGGGTTCAGAAATTGACAATTTATTAGCAAAAATGATTGAGATGTACAGACTATTAAACACACCAATTTATGTGACTCAACCAAATAACTCAAATGTTCCTTTCAATACAAGTCCTAGTGCAACTACTGGAACTCCACCACTTGCAGACCTTAGTATTGGTACTTCTCCAGATTTTTTTGGCCCAAACACCAGTCCTAATTACAACCTAAACCCAACTACTCCTTTATACCAATACAATTCTTTGGCACAATTAGCCCCAACACCACAAATAAATTTAACTTTAAATGTAGATGGATCAGATTTTGCTAGAGCAGTACAAAACGCTCAATTAGATATTAACAAGAGTGGATTGCCTGTAATACCTGCTGGCCAAGGGTTCTAATGCCAATACCATCAGTTAGAGCCACAATAAATTTTTCGACCGGAGCATCTTTTGGTCAAGCATTTATTATCGGTTCAGGTATTTTAGGTACAAATATCCTTGCAGATGGATCATCTATAATTGTTGATGTTTCAAATCAAGTAGATTCAATTAGAACTACAAGAGGTCGCAACGCAGCTGCTGATCAATTCCAAACTGGCAGTTTAACCATGCGGATTGTTGACCAAAATGGTGATTTTAACCCACAAAATACTGCTAGTCCTTATTATGGTTTATTGACCCCTATGCGAAAAATTCAAATTACCGCAACTTATAATGGAACAACTTATCCAATTTTTTCAGGATACATAACTGGATATAACACAATTACTCCCAAGTATGTAGGAGATGTGGTTTATACAACAATTACAGCTGTTGATGGAATGCGATTACTTACCAATGCTTTAGTTAGTACTATTACTGGTGCGGTTGCTGGAGAACTCACTAGTGATCGAATTACAAAAATACTTGATCAAGTAGGTTGGCCTACTTCCTTAAGGTCTATTCAAACAGGATTAACAACTTGCCAAGCGGATCCTGGTACTCAAAGAAGTGCTTTAGCAGCAATCCAAACTGTTGAAACTACAGAATATGGGGCTTTTTATATTGATCCCAATGGTGTGGCAACATTTAAAAATCGTAGTTATTGCACATCAAGCCCTAACGGCACTCCAGTTTATTTTAATGACAACGGCACAAACATATCTTACTTTAATGCTATGTGGCTTCTCAACGATGCCCAGGTGGTAAATCAAGCATCAATTACAGCTACTGGATTGGCTACTCAAACTGCAACTAATACATCATCTATTGCTAAATATTTTGTTCATTCGTATACACAAAATGATTTATTGATGCAAACTACTGACGAAGCTTTAAATTACGCCTCAGCCTATGTGGCAAGCCGTGCTGAAACCACTATTCGCTGTGATGCTATGACCTTGGATCTTTATACAGCCAATTACAATGCAGGCATAATTGCGGCTTTAGATCTTGACTATTTTGATCCAGTCAGTATTACGACTACCCAGCCTGCCGTAGTAGGCACATCAAGCATTACTAAGAATTTACAGGTCTTTGGGGTTCAACACTCAATATCGGTAAATTCATGGAAAGCGACATTTACGACATTAGAGCCTATAATAGATGGATTCATATTGGATTCTAGCTTATATGGGGTTCTAGGAACTAACACACTAAGCTACTAAGGAGACAGAATGGCAGCAGGATTTCCAGTTAAAGCAAATTACGCCACAGGCGATGTTTTAACAGCTACAAACATGAATGATCTGTCTGGTACAGTTAATTTAGTATCAGGCACTCAAATTGCAGCTGGCAAAAATACTTTAATCAATGGTAATTTTTCAACATGGCAAAGAGGCACAAGTTCAAGTGGTAATGCTTATATTGCAGATAGATGGTATTCGGCTTTAATTTCAGGCACGGGAACATTTGCACAAGAATCTACTATTGTGCCAACTGGGTCAATATATTCAATGAAATTTACAGCATCTGCTACTGCACAACCTGCTCTATATCAAGCAATAGAAACTTTAAATGCAATTAAGTTTGCCGGACAAACAGTTACTGTCTCTGGTGTTATTGCAGCTTCAGCAAGCACAGGTTTTACAATAGATGTTCAGCATTCCTCAAGCACAGACAATGGAGTTACTGGTACTTGGACTAGCATTACTGCAACATCTGGTGGAACTGCTACAGCTACCAGCACCACATTTGTATCTATATCTGGAGTTTATGCAATACCATCAACCGCTAAATCTTTAAGAGTTAGAATATTTACAACCTCAACAATTGCTAATGGTGTTTTAGTTTATTTTGATAATGCTCAATTAGAATTGGGCTCAACAGCAACAACATTCCAAACTGCAACAGGAACTATTCAAGGTGAGTTAGCCGCTTGTCAAAGGTATTATCAAAGAGTAGGTGGAACTACTGGTGCTTATGCAGCAGCAGCAATTGGTGGTGTGGCCACTAATACTGGCGTAGTTGAAATGACTTACGCTGCTCCAGTTCAGTTTAGAATTGCTCCAAGTGCCATAGATTATTCAGGTATGGCCTTGCAAGGAATTAGCGGAACAATTATTGGTTCGCCCACTTCCATAACTCTTGATACTTCTTTAACTAACTCAAATGCTGCTGGAATTGTTTTTAATAAAGTAGCGTCTTTTCTTAACGGAAATTTTTATCGTATGTTAAAAAACAACAATACTGCCGATTATCTCGGCTTTAGTGCGGAGCTATAAAAATGGATAATGTAACTTATGTAGAAATTAAAGAAGTGGGTGGAATTAAAACTCACGCCATTATTGACAGAGGCAACGGAGAGTTTACTTCAATGCTCAAATCTGCTTATGATGAAATGATTGCTAAGCAAAAATAGTGAAACCATGGTTATGCAAGGCTGGAGCACAGCTGAGAGAACAGATAGATGATTGGTTCCCGGATCGGGATCGTAAAAGTGATGGATGGGTGGGTGATAGTCGCCATTCCGCGAGAATCTCTGATCACAATCCAGACATCGATGGGTGTGTACGAGCCATTGATATTGATTCTGACCTGGGTACACAAAAAGGGCTTTCGCTGTATCTTGCTGACCAGCTCAGGGATCATGCAGAAACCGATAAACGCATATCTTACATAATTCACAAAGGTAAAATAGCAAGTCCTAAAGCTGGATGGGCATGGCGTGATTACAAAGGTATTAACATGCACGATCACCACATACACATCAGCTTTAGCAAACTGGGCGATCAAGATAGTACCTACTTTCAAATTCCACTTATAGGGGGAAAAATATGAAATTATCAAAGAAATCACAAGCAGCACTTAAATCATATTTGAGAGCTGTAGCAGCATCTGGACTTACAGTTGCACTTGCTATTGCGGGCAACATTAAGCCGGAATACTCTGTCCTTCTTGGAGCATTGGTTGCTCCCCTAATCAAAGCCTTAGATCCTAAAGATACCGATCTTGGTGTGAATGCTGCATAGTGTCAGCAAACGATTGGGTTGGTTTAGGCGTTGGAATAAGCGCAATACTGACCAGTTTATTAGTGGGTCTACGCTGGGTTATTAAATCTTATCTGGCTGAGTTAAAACCTAATGGTGGGGCATCTATAAAGGATCAAATGAATCGTTTGGAAAAGCGTGTCGATGATCTCTTTATTTTAATTAGTAAGTCATAATTTTAATATGGCGAACACACGCAAGACTCCTAAGCGCAAGAAGATCAATAGGCGTATCGTTCGCCATTCTCCTGAGCCGTTAAGTAAGTTAGATCAACACTATTCGGCTTTGCATGAATGTTATAAAGCAGCTCGGAAAGCAGGGTTCACACCTGAACACGCCTTCTGGTTAATGACCGAGCATAAGACTTTTCCTGATTGGATCGTAGGCGATGGCGGGATCATTCCTTCCATAGATCCAACTGACGATGAGGATAACGATTAAGCGATATTTAGTTATCAGCGATCTTCAAGTACCCTACCAACATGAAACGGCCGTTAAGAATGTTATCAAGTTTGCTAAGCGTGAGAGATTTGATAGCGTATTATGCGTTGGTGATGAGATTGACTTTCAAACCATTAGCCGATGGGCTGAGAAAACACCTTTGGCTTATCAACAAACTTTGGATGATGATCGTTCGGCAACTCAGGAGATTCTCTGGGCTCTAACCGAGCATAGTAAAGAAGCTCATATTATTAGATCCAATCACACGGATCGCCTATACAACACCCTTCTTAAAGTACCTGGCTTAATCAGCCTTCCCGAATTACAGTATTCAAAGTTCATGGATTTTGAATCAATGGGAATTACATTCCACAAACAATTCTTTGAATTTGAAAAGGGTTGGATATTGGCACATGGAGATGAAGCAAACATAAGTTCCAACGCTGGACAGACTGCCCTTAATTTAGCCAAGAGGGCTGGTAAGAGCGTAGTTTGTGGCCATACCCATAGACTAGGTATGTCAGCCTACTCAGAGGGCTTATATGGGGCTTACAGGCCTTTATATGGCATAGAAGCAGGCAACCTTATGAACCGGGCAAAGGCTAGTTACACCAAAGGCCTTGCAAACTGGCAAATGGGCATAGTTATCCTTGACTGGGATGGCAAGAATATGACACCAACAATGATTCCTATTAACAAAGATGGCTCATTTATAGCTCTAGGTAGATCGTATGGAATGTGAAAGCGACTATATCGAACGCACGATTGATGATCATATCGATGCGTTTGAGGCTCTCAGTGTTATCTAATCGTTATAAGACACGCCAAAAATAATTACCCAAAGGTCATTGCTTTAGGTCATACTTTATGTATTCCACACACAGGGTGTGGATAGATAAGGGCTAACATGACACTAAAAGAAGCTGGTCTATGGTGGATAGCAACTATGGTTGCAATCATCTGGGCTTATGGAATGTTTGAAAATGCAAAGCAAACTCATTACTGGCGCGGCCGTAAAGACGGCTGGGATATGCACAGACGAATGATTGACAATAAGACAAATGCCGACAACAACTGAAAAGCTGTTTAGTGAAGTCATTAGTACAATCCAAGAGCGCGGTGCGGTCTATGGACATCCAGCGATCAATCACAAAAGAATTGCTGATCTGTGGAGTGCCTATCTCGATTACCCTATCCAGCCACACCAGGCAGCTCTATGTATGGCGTTGGTCAAGATCGCTCGGCTTAGTGAAACTCCATCCCATGAAGATTCACTCAAAGACTTGCTTGCCTACTGTGCAATCAGTAAAACTGTGTACGATGCACAAACAGATGCAGACTTTGGATGGGAGATAGATAGTGGGATTTAATTTAGATGATTACACAACCGTTCAAGAAAGATCAAACATATTTTGGGAAAGGTATCCAGATGGAGCAATACGAACAGAACTTGTCGAGGCATCAAACACTAGATTCATTGTTGTTTGTAAATTATTCAAAAACGCCAATGATCCACAAGCCTTCGCGATGGGACACGCACAAGAAGTCATTTCTGATCGCGGTGTCAATCGTGATTTTGCGTTGGAGAATGCGGAAACTTCAAGTCGCGGTGTTGCTTTTAAGTGCGCAAATATCGGGACTGAAAAAAACGCTCCAAGCCGTGAAGAAATGGAAAAGGTGAATCGTGTATCACAATTCAAACCTAAGTACTCTGCACCCGGATCTAAGTCAGCTGCGATGGAGATGGCGTTACATATTGTGGAGCAAAAATCTAATGCGAATGCTGAAACTGTTGCTCCAACTGAGTGGTCTGTTGGTGAGACTATTGCTCAAATTGGTGAAGTGGTCGATGTTAGTTTTACTTGCAGGCATGGTGATATGGTGAAGAAAGAAGGCGTAGCCAAAGCAACTGGTAAGCCGTATGCAGGTTATGTTTGTACTGCACCAAAGGCTGATCAATGTGATGCTAAGTGGGCAAAACTTACAGCTGCAGGCACATGGTATTGGCCAGATGATTCCGAGCCAGGTAAAGGGGGTGAATAAATGGGTTATTTAGAAATGATTGACGGTAGTGGACTGAAAGCCACCTTTGACGATGATGGCGTTTCAGTCATACCTACCGGACAAGCCGAAAAATGCGATGCTTGTAACGATGACAGATTACTTCATGAGGGCGATCTGCTGAAATGTTACAACTGTGGTTGCATTAACAGGATTCCATAAATGCCGTTTTACGACTATAAATGTGAAGGCTGTGGTGGTATTTATACCATCCACCACGGCTTTCATCAAGTTGATCCAATGGCGTGTTCAAAGTGTGATACGCCAATGGTTAAGCAATTAAGTGCAACGCCAGCAATATTTAAGGGCGATGGATGGGCAGGTAAAAATGGATAAGTTCAAATGTAATGGCTGCGATCGTAAGACTGAATTTATATGGCTTGATCAATATGATGCACCGGAAGGTTTCCGTGTTTATCAATGCCAGGATTGTGGTTGTGTTGGTGCTAAGAATTTAGCTGAGAAAATTGATAAGGATTTGCAAGTGTCTAGATGTAATAGCTGTGGATCATGGCAGTTTAATGGCAAACCTTGCTATACATGTATGTTGATTGATCTCAAATGAGTGAGGCTGGCTATGATCAAACATGGTTGGACACCGATGATCTTAGAATAACGACATGCCGTCTGACCTGCGGTTTTGTTCGGTGATTTGACATCATATGATACGCTCTAGATCGCATCGGCTATCAAAGCCGAAACGCGAGCCCCGGCAGGGGTCGCTCGCGAGGTGCACGCTAGTTGCCACCCTTATATTCATAGAGATCTTTTGCTTTGAAAAGACTAATTCCGCAGCTGCTGATAATTCGATTATGAACCTTAAACTCTTTGCTTACAATTCATTCAAGACTTATGATCAATTTGATTGTTATAACTACTTAATCATCAAAGAGAGTCATTGGAATTACAAAGCTAAGAATGGTAGCCATTATGGCTTAGGTCAGATGAAGAACCCTATTGTGCTAACACTTACGCCAAGGGATCAGATAGTTATGCACATGCGGTATATTGGTCATCGTTATGGATATGTTAATAAAGAACCTAATGCGTGTAGAGCAGCAGAGCACTTTGATAAATACGGTTGGCATTAGCCAATGAGTACCAAGCATAGAGTGCTAGGCACACAGAAGTGGAAGAACAAACGCTTGGTTACATTGCAAGCACATGGTTATGAATGCTACATATGTGGTGGTCAAGCTGATCAGGTGGATCACATAGTACCCCGGGTCAAAGGTGGGGATGTCTTTGATGATGACAACCTTGCTGCTATTTGTGGCAAGTGCAACAGGCGAAAAGGAAGTCGTTTTTTTAGAGGGGCTTTCGACCCCCTTGTTCTTCCTGACCTTTCTCTCTCCAAGACAGACACGCTCATGCCTGAATCACCCTTTGAGAAGCCGTAGAAGGCCGTTATGAGCGATGTTGATACCAAAGTTGTACCAATCAATCGGGGACATAAACCAAAGCCCCTTATAGGCGCTTTAAAACCCAGAATTCACACACCCCTGCTTAAAGGTGCAACAAAATCACAAGAAGTGGCCGATCTAGCAGAGAAGATCGGTATGCCGCTGCTTCCTTATCAGCGTTGGGTGTTAGACGACATGCTCAAAATTGATAAGGATGGCGAATTCATTCGAAAGACATGTGCGTTGCTTGTAGCACGCCAAAACGGTAAAACACACCTTGCCCGGATGCTTATATTGGCACACCTGTTCTTATGGAACTCTAAATCGATCATTGGTATCAGCTCTAATCGAAACATGGCATTGCAGACCTTTCGGGATGTGGCTTACATAATTGAAGATAATGACTTCCTTGCAAATCAGATTAGATCTATCAGATACGCAAATGGTCAAGAATCCATAACTACAAAACGCGGTGCAAGATATGAGATCCTTGCAGCTACAAGAGATGGCACTCGCGGTAAGACGGCAGACTTCTTGTTTGTTGATGAGTTACGCGAAATTAGTGATGAAGCATGGAAAGCGGCACGGCCTACTACCCGGGCAACCGGTGGTATGACTTTTACTTGCTCTAATGCTGGTGATTATTTCTCCACAGTATTAAATGAACTTAGAGAATCTGCATTATCGTATCCAAGCAAGTCATTTGGATGGTATGAATACAGCGCACCTCAACATTGCAAAATCCATGATAAAAAAGCCTGGGCAATGGCTAACCCAGCACTTGGTCATTTAATTACAGCTGAGACTTTAGAAGAAGCTGTTGCCACAAATTCAATTGAATCAACTAGAACTGAAATGCTTTGCCAATGGGTGGATTCATTGCAATCACCCTGGGTATATGGATCAATCGAGGCTTGTAGTCAATCAGACTTGGTGCTACCAGTTGGAAACCAAACCGTCTTGGCTTTCGATGTAGCACCCACGAAAAGATCAGGAGCACTTGTCGCAGCGCAGGTGCTTCCTGACGGAAAGATTGGCGTTGGTTTAATGCAGTTATGGTCATCTGAAGTTGCAATTGATGAAATCAAGATGGCAAGCGATATTAACGAATGGGCGATGAAATACAGACCTACAAAGATCATGTATGATAAATATGCAACACAATCAATGGCTCAAAGACTTGAACAATCAGGTCATAGAGTAGAAGATTGTTCTGGACAAGCTGCTTATCAGGCTGCTAGCGATCTTGGGGATTCATTAGCAAATCTGAGGCTTGTTCACTCGGGGCAACCGGAATTAGTCGCACACTTAAACAACTGTGCGGCTAAAACCTCAGATGCAGGTTTCAGAATTATCAGACGCAAATCGGCTGGCGATATTTCCGCAGCAATTTCATTAAGTATGGCTGTTCACGAACTTTCAAAACCCCAGCGTGTCGCAAATATCATTATATAGTAGTAATTGTCCGCTTTATGCTATAATATCCCACTATGGGTATATTGGCTAACTTAGGATTCACAAATAATAAAAAATCCGTTAAAGCTCAATATGCTCCTGCCATTATGGATGTGCCTTATGGCACTTGGTTTGGTAACAATAACTTTGGTGGATACAACAATTATGTTAATGCAATTGATCGCCAAGCAGCTGTATCTGTACCAGCAATCACTCGCTGTCTAAATTTAGTTAAAGGCGTAATCTCATCTGTACCACTTGAAGTTTATTCAACAAGTACTGGTGAAGAATTAGTAAGTCCAGTTTGGGTAAATCAACCAGATAAAAGACAACCACGATCTGTGACGATTGCATGGACTGTCGATTCATTATTCATGTATGGGGCAGCTTACTGGAGAGTCACCGAGATTTATGCCGATGACTCCAGACCAGCAAGATTTGAATGGGTGCAGAATGATCGCGTATCACAGAAGTTAAATAAAAATAATACCGAAGTTGAGTATTACATGGTTGATTCAGTCCGTGTACCAATGGATGGTGTTGGATCACTTGTTACATTCCAAGCAATGGATCAAGGATTACTTTTAAGAGCTGCAAGAACTATTAAATCAGCAATCGACATTGAGGCAGCCGCATCTATTGCTGCACAAACGCCTATGCCGTCTGGCTATATCCGCAATACAGGAGCTGACCTTCCTGACGCTCAGGTTCAAGGATTATTGGCTACTTGGAAGCAAGCAAGACAAAATCGCTCAACTGCATACCTAACTTCATCTTTAGAATACCAACCAGCATCATTCTCACCTAAAGACATGATGTACACAGAGGCTTCCCAATATTTAGCGACTCAGATCGCTCGCGCATGTAATGTACCTGCTTATTATATTTCAGCAGATATGAATAACAGCATGACTTACCAAAACATTATTGATGGCCGTAAAGAGTTTGTAGCGTATTCACTACAACCATTTATTACAGCTATTGAAGATCGTCTATCTATGGATGATTTAACTCCAAGAGGTCAAGTAGTTCGATTCTCATTGGATGAATCATTCCTAAGAGCAGATGCGATGGAAAGATTAAACATAATCGAGAAAATGCTTAACCTTGGTTTGATTACAGTTGATCAAGCCCGAGGAATGGAAGATCTAGCACCGAACGGAGAATCAGGCGTTGATATTAACCTTCAGTAGTCCAATAGAGGCCAGCGATGCTGGTCGTAGAATCATTTCAGGCGTAGTAGTGCCATTTAACAAAGTAGGCATGACTTCAGCCGGAGCAGTCGTATTTGAACCAGGATCAATCACCATTGCAGATCCTAAAAAAATTAAATTATTAGCACAACACTCAGCAACAGATCCGATTGGTCGCGCTCTTTCATTTTCAGAGACACCAACCGAAATCCGTGGCCAGTTTAAAGTGAGTGCTAGTCAAAAAGGCCAAGACTATTTGATCATGGCATCCGAAGACCTAATTTCCGGTCTGTCTGTGGGTGTGGAAGTAACTGCATCTAAGCCAGGTCGAGATGGCACACTTTATGTGTCTGCAGCAAGATTAACTGAAGTTTCCTTAGTCGAAAGCCCTGCATTTCAGGATGCAATCGTTACCAAGGTAGCAGCGAGCGAAAGCGAGACTGCAGAAGCAACCCAAACCGAAAACCAAACCGAAAGCGAGGCAATCGTGGAAGATAAAACTCCCGTAGCCGCAACACCAG